CCTTCTCATTTATACCAGTAATTTCCACTGGCATCACTGATTTTTTTATTGTTCTAGGTCTTTTGTCCTCGGATTCATCACCCTCTTCTTTTTCCTCTTTTTCTTCTCCAGGAGTGGTGTTAGGTGCTCCAGAGTCTCGACCATCATCGTCTTTTTTATACTTACTAAATCTTTTTTGTGTTACAGAATTGGGGTTGAACCATTCTTCGGCCATCGCTCTAGCCAATCGACGCTCTTTTTCAATTTCTTCCTTTGTTATATTGGCTTTCTCAAAATCATCTTCTTCTACTTGCAAAGCACCTTTAGGGTCATCACCAAGAGCAGATATTCTCTTTTTAGCTGTGCCCAGAGTATAATCTGCTAACTTGTCGGTTAGATCAGTAAGTGACGTTATTAATCTTTTAAGATTTTCTTCCATAAACCTTACAATTATTTATGGAAGGACTGTAGTTATTCGTTTGTAAACAGCGTAGCGTCAATTGGTATATTGTCTTCTTCCCTCAAAGATTCATGCGATGTACACAAAAGTTCAGTTTCTCTAGCTTTTTTAACATTTTCAACCAACGATGAACAAACACTCAACGGTAGAGATTCAAACACATCTACCATCTGTTGTGGGCTCAAATCAATATCCACATTCACAACATTTTCCCCTATTGTTATTGTTTTGATAAACTTTATCAGCTCATGTATGTATATATCACCGATAACATCAGTTAGTAGCACAGTCTCATTCTTGTTACCGGATTGTTTTTTTATCTGTTTAGTGAAGTGTTTGTTTAGTAGTGTGTCCCTGTCAATGTCCGGTTGTTCGCATGCGATCAACAGCGGTCCAGATTTTACTGTAAAGGTGTGTCTCTCTTTAGAGTCATCTAGTTGTTTTTTTATCGACTCAACATGTTTTTGTATGTCTATAACTGTCTCATCTTCACCTATATAGAGTTTCAATTCATTGTTAATCGAGTGTTGTCTCATTTGTAATACCAGTAATGGTTTGTCCATCGCTAATAGCTTGACATCACTTGATCTTTTGTTTGTTAACAGGATCTTATTTATACAATTAGCAAATGATAAATTCTCAATCTTCATGTCAACGCTTGATGACAATATGTCTTTTTGTTGTTTGACTGTCAGTGGAGTGAAACTCACATACTGCCGGCATGATGGTACATAATACTGATGCTCCTCATGAGTGTTAAGCTGTTGAATATCTTTTAACAGGTTTTGAAAATTGCTGGTGCTCATATTGTGTATTTATTACCGGTTGAATTTTTTTCAACCCGCAAAACTTTGAGGATTCATGAGATTCTTCTGTTTTTGCTTCTCGTGTTCCTTTCTCTCTTCTTCGAGCTCCTCCTTGTACATAGATATGTATGTATTAACTTCCGCGGGAGTCCGGCTATCGATATACTCTATCTGAAAATTCAATCTTTTGGCGAGTATGTACCTTGTATACAGCTGTTCATGTAGGTTCCCTTGATATATTAGCTTTATAAATTCAAAAAAAGAATTGTTGTACAGTTCCAAAGAAAAATTTGTTAGTTCGCCATTTTCATCAGGTACCTCGAGTATAGGTATATTGTAATTACTGTTAATGCGCTTTATGTTATTCACAATTTCACTAAAGAGTTCTGTTGAAAATGATTCTAACAATTGCTGCCTTTGATTGATTGTCATTTTTGTGAGATCATAAGATTTTCGTCCTAGTTTTATCTTATGTACTGTGTCATTTAGAATATCGTCTGATGTTACGTGTGTTAGTTTTAATGGTGATCCCATCAACACCGAGCATTTCTCGTTGATATTGACTTGTTGTATACATTTTTCCGGATGGTTAGAAACTTTATCTATAACATCATACAGATCTATTGCTGCTGTTCTATCCTCTGTATCACCTCCTTTGATTGACAGTTTTAATTGTTGTGAAACACAAACAATTCGCATATTCAACAACAAACAAAAAAGATCGACACGTGTTAACTTACTATACACTTGTTTATCAACAAGCAAGTTTTTTACGAGGCTCGTTAGATATGTTTGTAGTTGTATATCGTCGTTATTTTGTATCAATTTAACAACATCTGTATACTGACCATATGACATCTCATGACAATAATAAAAATTGTCTAAAGATGGTAAGTATGTTTTGTATGTAAACTTGTTTGTCATTAATTATCAAGCTGGTTCCCACTATTTTGTGTGAATCTATCGGATACAAATGTGGATCTACTTGCAGATCTACCAGTTAATGCGCCCTCGCCTCTATCACCACCAATCTGATTCCGCTGGCCTCCGAAAGCTCCTAGAAAGCCTATCGCTTTGTTTACCTTCTTTTTTATATCAGCAGCCTTATCTACAAAACGCTCCACACTGGCCAATTTTTTCTTGAGTTTTCTATAAAATCTATTCTTGCTCAACAGTTTATCTGCCATATCCTTCACAAACTTCTTAAAACCTTCCTTGTTCATATATGCATTCATATCAGTCCTTGGTAGACTCTCCACTCCATAATGTGTATATTGCCATCTCACACTGCAAAGGAACACTTCATTGGCATCGTATGTCAATTCTTGTGCATTCATACCAATTGGTACGCAATTGTAGAAATGCCATATTTTTCTCTCAACTAATGGAATGTATTGATATGTTTTTGCTAATTGTATAATGCGTATATTTGTCTTGATGTTACGCTTGTTGTCCATAGGTGGTCTAGCAACCATTCCCATGTGACTTGCTAACTGTATCCATGGGCGGACCACTAAATCCGGGAAGCTTCGATTCGTTTCTCGGAATTGTATTGTCAATTCTTGTGGCCCAGGTCGACTGGCGCCTATTTTACCAGGTATAAAGCCCATGTTGTTGTTTATAGCTAGTTCAGACACTGTGTATTGCTCTCCAGGTAATGTAACACCTTGAGCCAATATACAACCGGCATCTCCACCCGCTACCATGTAGGCATCACGTGTTATCTCCATTTTACCTTGATTGATATCCCACACATCATTAGGTGTACCACTAGCATCAACATTACCTCCATGCTGACCGTTGCCTCCTGGTTCATAATTCCACATGGCTTGTGAGCTGATCATTTCCGGGATTGTTTCGATGTGTACCAGCCACAAAAACTTCATTGGAAACGCAAATTCCCATTTTTCTAGCTGTTGTAAGAAATTTTCTGTGTAACTATAGGGGTAATTGAATGGAAAGATGTCTGTACCCAACAAATCATCCACCTTCTCACCTATTCTTCTGATATCGTCAAACATTCTGTAATTATTTAATACCGAAACACAAAAAAGCCGTGGAGAACCACGGCTTGATTGTCAAAGTTCAACAAATCTATTAGAATCTGTTTTGTCTAACGAAGTGATATCCTAATGTCACATTGAATGTAACAGGAGCACCGGTGCCTTGAATGTTATAAGCAACTTCACCGACTTCAGTAGGATACGCACCAACCAATGTGAACTGTGCGACTCTTTCTAATTGTGAGTCAAGTTGCACCAAGTCAACAATTGATGTTTCTTTCGGCATGAAATAGTTACCAGTACTTGTCTCGTCATCAAATGTGTCTCTTGACCATGTGAGTAACAAGTTTCTTAGTGTGTCACCTCTGTCACAATAGAATGTCAAAGGATATGTACCTGAGTATGTTGCAGAACCTGGCACGTTAAAATTGAGACCCATATACGCTATTTGCGTACTGGCTATCGAACGTCCGGGAATGCTACCACCTTGGGCATATACTAGGTCATCTTCTGTAACAACGAAGCTACCATCACCATTTTGAATGTTAAGTACTCTAAACTGAAAGTCACGGCTGAAATCTCTTTCTTGCGCTACTCTGTAGAAATCTGATATTGTTTGTCTTACGTCTGGCATAAATTTGTCTCCTTACAATTACTTATGGGTTAGGCTACCAATTCGCTGAAGTCTTGACCAGTTCTTGTGGCGTAGAAGTTCACCAAGATGAATTCTGCAGCACGAGTAGGTTTGATGTAAATATCAATTACCAACTCGTTCCGGTCAATAACATCAGGTGAGTTGTTTCTCTCGTCACACACTAGCAAGTAATCATACATTCCTTGTGTGTTTTTCACCTCTTCAAATATTGGTCGCAACACGTTAAGTACTTGTGTTCTTGTGAACAGCGTGTTTGGTTCAAATACAAAGTATTTAACTGTGTTCATGGTCGCTTTTTGCAAGTACAAGAACAACCTCCTCACATTGATTCTATCAAACGCACTAGGTTTAGCTTGCATGGTCTTCTGACCAAATATCGCGTAACCTTCGTTCGGGAAGTTAGTGATTGGATTGAGACCAATTTTGTACAATTGATCACGTTCTTTTTGCTTGGGAAAGAAGGCTAAATCTTGTATTCCACTTACTAAACCGCGTGTGAACCCTGCTGGTGCAACCCATGGATAGAAGTTACTGTCAGTGTTCGCCATGGCGGCGGCAGCAAATCCACTCATCGGTACCCAGACACCTCTGTTCAAGGCTTTATCGTTTGTGAAGCCCCAGTTGGCGTATGTTGTACAATAACTACTGTTCTTTGCTCCACCGGTCATCATGTGACGTAATGGCCAGTAAATGTGTTGTGAGAAGTTAACACCAGCTTGGCGTTGTTTACTTGTCAATATTTTACTGTTTTTACCTTGTACGAAGATGTAACGTAACGGATCAGCAATGAAAATGTTGTCTTTACGTTGGAACTGACTGAAACTCTTGAATGTGTCAAAAATTACATCGTAATTCACCATGAAATCCATGGAGCTACGATTGTCAATCAATTTTGTTGTGTACAATCCATTACCACTCAATCCGGTGCTACTAACAATGAACTCTCCAATGTTGTAATACTCTTCATCATCATAACTTGTGTTTGTACCACCGTCACTACCGACATATATTGTTCCTAAACCACCTTCACATGTGATATCAATTGGGAACAAGTCAAAATTGTCTGCTAGTTCAAATATACGATCTAGTTTTGCTGGAATATTTCCGGTTTCTTTAGCGGCAGCCAATTGTTGACGATAAACACCATGTGGATACACATTGTTACCGTGTTTCACTTGTGCTGTTTTGCTTCTCATCAATCCTTGCCAGGATTTGATGTATAGTCTATCCTCTTTCAACTCTGTGTCGTTCAAGAAAGCTTGTGTTACCTTGAAGTCTGTGACTTCCTGTGGGTAGATTTTGTCGGCTTCACTCTCAATTTCAGCATAATAGCGTACATCCTTCGAAGGCATTACGCGAATTTTACGTGTTGGGTAGCCGTTCTCATCAAGCCAGTTACCGGCATCTTTGGATATACCCTCGTTGAACTTGAGATACAAGTTGTTGCTGTTCTCGGCCTCACTTTCGATGAAGTAACTAGTAGCTGTACCACCTGTTGAAAGGAATCTTTCGCGGAAGTAGTTGACACTACCAATAACACTGTCAGAGACAAGATAATCTAGTTTGGTTGCATCTGGTTCTAGTGTTGATTGACGTACTTTGAACACCGCGATTGTAAGAATGTCGCTGAACTCATCTGTGTTCAGGTCAAATTCGCTCAAATTCTCGAGAACTTCACTCATGCTACCATCTAAACCGACTTGTTGTTTGTTACCAAACTCATCGAACAAGAAACCAGCACTCAAACTGAATGTCAAGCGACTCTTAAGACCTTCACTTTCATCCGGTACATTCACGTATCCACCAGTGGTACCACCAAGTCTCTTACTCAAAGATTTGAGTTTACCGACACTATCAAAGTCTGTAGCTGGATTCAAGTTGGTGTTGTCAGAAATACCCAGGTAATAACCTTCGAACTTCTCGTTGATGACATATTTCTTGTCGTTAACGATCATCATACCAGCTCCGCCCTTGGATATTAAGTCCTCAAATGACGTGAATTTCTGATTCTCAAATTTACCAGCATTATGGCCGCTCAATTTGATCTCACCTTTGATGGTCTTTTGAAAGCGGTCGTTGTCAAGCTCGATGTTGCTTGGCTCGCCAAGATAATAACGATCACTGGCGCTCAAATCCCATCCTACTGAATTGACTGCGGTTGCAACAAGATCAGCCACTTCTGGTGCTTCATAAGCTTGTAGAGCTGGAACAGATCCGAAATCTGGTGTCGCGCCTTCAGAATCCACAAGATCCTGATTGGTTACTTGCCAGAAACGATCCCCGTCTCCTGCGTCATCAACATATGTACTCAACGGCACACCAAATGTTTCACGATAATCAAGACCGGCGATCACACTGTCAACAGCGTCCTTGAGTGTTGTTGCAACATATCCTGCACCTGGTGATGTTTCACCGAAGCGCCACTCACCAAATGGTATCACTTTTTTACTCAATCTACGATCCACACCACCGGCAAAGCTGAATGATGTGTCTGTGCTGATTGTGTCATCTGCAAAAGCTCCTTGTACTGTTATCGTGTCTCCTATATTTAATGTGGTTCCACCACCGGCGACGACAACAGCTGTGTGATCTCCAGCTCCGACCGTACCATTGGCGTTTGCCACCAGTTGATCTACCGTGTATGGATCACGACCACCAGTGAAACTTATTGCGGTACTATTCGGCATGGATACACCACCTCCAGTGGTAGCTGTTACAATACCATTACCAAATTGTTCGTTAAGAAGATCCTGTGCTGTGGGTACATCTGCACCACCTGTCAATGCTATTGTTTGATCATCACCGGCTGTGTTTCCTTGCACAACATATGCAGAAGCATCTGTTGCGGTGCCAGTCTCGACAATAGCATGTGCGCTGAAAATGTTGCTCAACGCGTCAGAGTTATTAAATGCGTATGTGTTTGATGTGTTTCCTGCTGCACCAGCTGCGTTGGCGGTGATTGTGATATCGATCTGTTCTAGACCGGCACCAAGTCCTTTATCAGCTGAAACAACACCTGTGAATGTGCTTGCCACTGCATCACGGCCTGTCAGATCCACATTGTTATCAGCACCATATGTGTTGGCAGTTGCCTCTACTAATGTAGCTGGATCACCAGGTGTAACGTTGGCGCTCAATGTGGCGATCTCACCAGCTTCACCAACAATTGTAAATGTGTTGAGGGCTCCTGCTTCAACAGTGTTGATCTCAACAGCACTCACCAGCCCGGTCGTGACATCTGTATGATTCGCATTGTATGTGCCGATGGTGTCATCTAATCCACCTTCTGCATACAATTGTGTACCTAGATGTGTGTTTATTAAATTTGTTACGGTCGCGCCGTTGATTGTAGCTTCATCAACCTGTATGGTGAACTCGGTTCCATTCAGCTGAAACAGATCAGAACCGGCACCAGGTATGACACGCAATGTGTAGTCGTTGTACAGAGCACCTTTTTGCAACACCTTGGCAACGGTTGTTGGTGCTTGATTACTGTCTACTAGATTGGCGCTAGCGGATTGTGACAGCACTACATCTCCACGCTCGTCCACTTCCTCTGCATCCGCCGGAAACCATGCGATCATGCGCTCGTCTTTTTCGATTGATAGAACATCCGCGTTTGCAGCGTCTACCATGATTGGTCGAGGTATCACAGGATACACTTGCACGCTGTATTTATCAGCCACTGTGGCTCCAGCACCGGTACCGTAAGGTAGTCTTGACACCAGCACGTTGGCGGGGCTTTGAAACACCGCTTTGACCGTGTGGTACATGTACCGTTCAGCTGAGTTCTGGGGCAATCCATAGACTTGCTCGAACTCACTCAAGCTGCTTATTGTCAGCAGCTCGTCTGTGGGTCCTTGATTCGCAAATCCAGGGATAAACACCGTGGTTCCGACAGGTAAATTAGGTCGCAAAGAGAGATCTACTTCTTTGACTTCTACTCCAGGAGATTGTATTGTTCTTGCCATAATTGTTGCTTTCTAAAATTATTTATGATTCTGCAGACAGGTTTTGTTAAAAATGTTACAACAAAATTGGGGTGAGCTTAGAAAAAGAGAATTCAAACGTTGTGTCTATTGGATCCGGTGAGCGATAATTGTAATCAATCTGACCTAAACTCACTGGTATCAATCCAAAATAATCGAATCTCATCACAGACTTGTTGTATTCATCCTTAGGGTACAAGCTAGCTGCACCTTGATATTTCTTAAACATAGATTCAGTCATTGACACTGGATCTCCTTTGCTAAACACACTATCATTATCATCATTCATAATGTCTAACCATTTCCAGATGACCCAATAGTTGTTGAATCGGTTGTCAATGGTGAAGTTTACAGTGACATTAGTGTATGCTGGGCGACTGTGTGAGCTGAATTTCACAGCTTGCCCTCCATATCGTATCTCTCCACTACCCACTTGTATGGATGGTAACACCACACCATACACACTAAATTGTAGGGTGTCAGGTATCACTCGATCATCCTGTCGGTTCTCCGGTTGAGAATACGCGATGTCTTTCATTGCATCCGGTAGTGTGAGTACAAAAGTAAATTTATCTTTGCGGCTCTTGTTGTAAACAGATTGTTGTATCAAATCACTCATAAAAATGTCCATCCTTGTTCTTGTAGGTCTGTAACTTCTTTGTCATAAAATGTAGGGTCATCGCCGTTGTCACTGTCAATATATATAGGTAACGTGCTGTAATTGGATCTCACCTCGTCTTGATACATTGATAATGTGTTGCTAAAATATCTCTCACCATAATCCAATCGATCAATTATTGCCGGTTTGTTGTGCTTGTCTGTTTCAACAACTTCGAAATACTGCTCGGTGATACCGGTTTCAAGTATCATCAGAGCCCATATCAAACTCATTACTCGGTCGTCCTGCACGCTTGTTCCTTTGATTGCTTTCCATGTTCCGTTTGGGTATCTCACGAATGTTTTTAGCTCTTCTAATGTTTCATTATCATGTAATACGACAGAGTATATCTCACTTAACCAGTATTTCATGTTCATCACACCTTTGTATTTTGTGTTTGTGTGTGCTATCACTCCTGGTCTTTCGATTGGTTGATTTTTACTAGGAGAATAGTTCACTATGTTCTCATAACCGTGTACATTGGCAAGTGTGTCCACCACCTGTGCGCCGCAATTGTTACGTTCAATCAACGCCGGCGGACTGCCCCATTGTTGTAATATTTCCAGTAGTTTGGTAGTAAAATTATACGGGCTTATTTGATTGCTATGGTAGATTGCGACTTGCTCAATTTCTGTGAGATCTGTTATGTCTAGAACCTGAATCACACTAGCGGCGTCTCCAACACCTTCTGCGATGTCCACGCCAACTGAATATGTTCTGGTGTCATCCGGTAGTTTCCAAACGTGATAATCACCATCTTCAAATATATGTGTTGGTTTGGATATTGTTAATGAGGTTTTCCGGATTAACTCATCATCCAGAACACTCTCTCCAGTTTCGATGAACTGACAACCGAATTCTTGATCGAATATTTGTGTGCTACCGAGTGATTTGATCGTGTCTTGTTTCCATTTATCGTCTCTTCCAGGGATCTCCCACCAATCGATTCGACTAGATGTCCAGTTGTTGTTACCTTTGACTGCGTTACTATATATATCATGAAACAGATTACCAGTACCGTTAGGGGTGCTGGCGATGAATATTTTACTCTTCTTACTAGATGATATTATAGGGTACACAGATTTCCAAAAACTTTCAACTAAATGATTATCGATGAAGGCTAGCTCGTCTAGCACTAAGCAGTTACAACTATCTCCTCTTCCAGCGTCGCTACTGGTAGTTGAGATGCCGATACTACTACCATTCGTGAGAGTCATGCTGGTTTTACCATACTCCACCACCCCGGGTTTGAGCCAGTTTGGTAGTTGTTCATACGCTAAACGTATTCTTTTAAATATGTTTATGGCGGTCTGCTCTTTATTGGCTACTACTAATATTCGTTGATCCTCACTGAAACATGCCACCCAGAGTGTGTATATTGTCATCATGGTCGTTTTGCCGACCTGTCGGCTCGCTAACACAATATTGAATCGATTGTCTCTCAACGCTCTTAAAACACGTTTTTGGCATTTATGTAGTGAAATCTTTTCCCTGCCTCTGTCCAGATTTATTATAGTGAAGAAATTTTCTGCAAAGAATAATAAGTTTTTCTCACATTTCTTGAGATCTGACACCATTTTGGGTGACCATTCAAATTCAGCCTTTTCGGTAGGTAGATTTTTATTACCTAAATACAAGTGCTTTGAATTAACTTGTTGTTTTTTTCCGGTAGTTTGAGATTTAGTAGACATTATCAATAAGTATTTATGTGAACGAAACTAAAGATATCAAGGCACTAGAGAGTATGTATACCACACTGTATGAAAATAATGAAGACAACAAAGTCTGGAAAAAAGGTGATTGTCCGGAGGTCCTAGGAGATTCTGAACTAGCGCATCAGCTCAAACCAGAAGAAAATAGGCCGGAAAATGCGGATGAGGATGCAATCGAACCGGATGACGAAAATGAGCTGTATGTGAAGAAAATTAGTGAACGGTTAGAAAAGGGAAAAAAATCCGGGAAAAATGTCAACGAACAAATAAATAATTCTAGAATTATGAGCAACGAACCTAAAAACATTTTTGATAAATTATATGACACAATCATGGAAGGTGATGATCCTTTTGGTGACCTGGACGGTATGAACGATGAGTTAGATGCCGGCGGAGAGGACACCGAAAGTGGTGATAGCCTTGATCTTGGTGGAGATGAAGTTACATTCACACTACCCCGGGATATAGCAGAAAAGCTTCATGACGTACTGATGGATCAACTCGGTGGAGATGATGAAGAGATGGATTCCATTGAAGATATGGATGACGAGGGTGAAGATAGTATGCTAGGTGATGCTGTTGTATCAGAACCAGAACCAAAAGCTTGTGCAGATGGTACTGGAAAAATGACCGGTCATGACAACAAAGTAGCTTTGACAGCTGATGGTGGCAAAGCTGACGGTGGCGATGTTAAAGAAGATCCAGAACCGAAACCTTTAGCGGATGGTAAAGCAAAACTACAAGGTAAGGATAACAAGGTTCATAATCCAAAAAGTTCCGGTTTGCTCAAATAAAAAAATTTCCCCCACCAACTAAAAATAAAAGAGCCGTTCATTTGAACGGCTTTTTTTATAAATATTATCGATGACACTATACGAACAATCGTTTTGGAGACAATTAGATGAGTTCAGCAGCTTGCAACATAATGGACCAGATGCACGTAACGCTAAACATGATCGTGTGAGTGTTAATCCTACAAACAAGAACCAGCACCAAGTTGCAGGGCAGTATCAATACAGATTGAAGAATGGTGAGCGAGTGGAGCGTGGTGAGTTAAACAGCAAAATAGAAGCTATCAGAAGCAACCAGGCGAATACAAAAATCTTGTCACCCATGGATATACAGTATATCAAAAAAGAATATCAAATCGATCTTACAGACGATGAACCTAAGGAGTTAGGTAATTCTGGGATGGTTGTACACGTAGATAAGACAGGTATACAAAAAGTTTACAAATTGACAAAAAAGACATGAGTGAGTTGGATGATATTTTTAAAAATAATTGCGGTTTTCGTTTTCTAGATAAACAAGCAAATGTTAATGAAAGAGAAAACTACAAGGGTTGGTGGTTAGAACAAATATATCAGTATGGTACGATTGTAGATTTTTATACAAACAACACAACAACAGACACAATGGATCCATTGTATGGTGAAGAACCGACACAAGTGTTCTCGGACCCGAAGAAGCTTATTTTTGCATTAACCTTGAATGAAAATAGTGTGGTGTTACAAAAATTCGGCTTGATGGCTGATGATGAACTCACTGGTTTTATTCCTATCGAGAGTTACACGCTGGCCATGAGTTCTACAGACAATCCGTATCCAGAACCTAAAGCTGGAGATGTTATAGAACTGTCGGAGTTCGGTTGTAGTCGACCGGGAGGGAGAGGTCCTAAAAAGTTTGAAATAACTGAAAGATTGGACCAAGATGTTGAATTGATGAATCCATTGTTAGGTCATTACGTGTGGCTGATTAAGGGTAAGCGCTTCGATTATAGTTATGAGCAAGGTATCACACGAGAACCAGCATTAGAGCAACCAACAGACGATACATATCATGGAGGATTGAGCGCCGATGATTATGGTTACGAGTATGAAACAGAAGATGACACACTATATTTTAATGATGTTGACCGGCAGAGTAGAAACATCTTTGATTACAGTGTGTATGGTGACTATGATGATATTTACGGTGGTTATGTTGATGACTAGTCTGTACGATCAATTATACTGTTACTGTAATTGGGTATAGTTTCTCCTTTGATTTCACTGATGAATCGATCACCTTGGCTCAGATTGTCGAACTCTAGTGTGATTCTTGATTCGCCAGGGGCGGTAAAAACATAACACACCTTGTTATGTTCATTTTTATGAACTCGTACAAGTGTGTACGGTAGATTGTGTTTTAATTGTTCTCTCTGTTTTTTAAATAGCGTACCACGCGATGATTTCATGTCTCGGATTTGACTGCTGGTCATACCAGGTTGTATTCTACCAACAGATCTATCGGAGATAGTTATAGTTACTCCTGGTATGTAGTGCACAGCTTTTCTTTTTGTAAGTCTGATTCAATTTCAAATAGCATGCTTTCCGTACGTTCATCAATATATTTTTGTATTGCTATTGGTTTAACCCAATTGACGTTACTACTCTTGACACCTAGTTGTTTTGATTTTTGATCAATAATGTCAACAGCCTCAATGAGCGACATCCATCTCGCTACCTCATATTCAGACAGGACATGTGTTGTATCTTTTTTGTTTAGAGAGTCAAACTCTCTGTATGTATTTTTGTGTTTCTCTATATCAATCATGGTAAAAATTTTTAATTACTTTCAAAAGATATCCAGCTAGATTTGCTACAAATACTTTGTCACTATCGTTCGTATCGTATTGCTTTAATGATTTATTTAACATTTGTATACCTTGGCATAATTGTTTGAAATTTTTCTTTTCCTCTGGAGACATTCTTTTAGATGAGCAATAATTATACACTAAATCGTTCAAATTGCACAACAAATCAATATTTGTATAATCTTCACTGATATTTTTACTGTAACCTTGCTTGAAGCTCTCAAAACATTCATAATCCTTCTGCCGAAAGAAATTGAAGAGTGTCTTGTTGAGTGTATTGAACGACATTACGTCACTACTGGCATCCGGAACGATTGTAGTCGCAGGTTTACTTGTTGCTTGCTCTATAACTAAGTTATTTTCTTCTGATTGTTTTTGTTGCATCAATTTTTTCCTTTACATATGAACTCACATTTAATGACTGTTTGTCTATAATTTGTGTTTTTTGTGCTATGGTTATATCAACATAAACGGAGTTATCTTTGTTACATTCTGTACAATTAAATTCATTATCATCATCAAGTTTTATTGGTATGAAGTTCGATGCATTACAATATGCGCAGATTGCATCCACGCCTTGTTCCATAAATGATGTGATTCGTTCTGTCTCTTCACGTTCCCGTGCGACATTTAAACGATATTCTAAAAATGAATTCCACATGTAAAACATAATAAACTGAGCTGCTATACAAACTAAAAACCAATCTAAAAACACTAAAGAAAATGCGTGACTGATTATTAAACTTAGAGCTGTAGCAACAGCAACAGTCTTAATTAAAGACAGGATTATCTGTTTGAACATTTTATGCGTGATCTTCAGGAGTACGCGTACCGATCCCTGGTACGGCGAGGTCGTCTATATCTTTAACAACGCTCTGTATTGCGCTACCTATAGTCGCGAGTTTTTTTATAATTTTCATAGTCACTTTTTTAGCAGTTTCATTATCTTTAATAATACTGAATTTTTCATATTCTGCAACTTTATCTTTTATGTGTGTGCAGTCTACATATAGTTGACCTAGTTGATCTGATAAGCCGTCTTGTAGTGGATATGGTAATCGGTTTGGTGCTTTTTCCATCTCACCTTCCCAGTCCTTTGCCTGTTTAACCAGATCCATTAAAGTAACCTTGCCGGGCTTCAGTTGCATAGCTGATTGCCCGGGGCCACCACCTACACCTAAATAATTGTTAGAACCTACCTGTAAATCTTCAAATAGTGTGTGTTTTTTGTTTTTTTCTGGATCCATGATCATAAATATTTATGCAGTACAAATAAATATTTAAAGGTATGAATATATTTCGATCAAGATTTTTTAACATGTTAAATGAAGCTCCGGAGGATCTCCCGACCGATCCTACGCTCGACGCTGAACAACAGGCGGTCGCGACCACAATGGAGCCACAGACTGATGTGAGCCAATTAGATGTGCCGGACAACCCGGAGATTGCTCTCAAACAACAGCAGAGTGCCAGAACAATACAAACACTAGAGACGTGGATTGGTGAAGTTGAAAACTTTATTGATTATCTCAACGGTACAGAAGAAGGATCCATTAACTATACTCTCAATTCTTCAGATTGTGACAGTTTGCTGACTGATGTTCAACGTAGTGAGAGTAAAAAAATCAGCCGGTTGGCGCAAGATATGTCAAGTCTTAGTGAGTCATTAAAGCAATACCTCATGCTCGCCAGACGAAAAGAAACATCTAGAGATTCTATCTGATCTGATTTAGCTTCAGTATACCTTTCGCACCACAATAGGTGTTTTTCATGATATAATCATGCGATAGGTGATTCACATTGAAGTGTACACACATATCATTCACATCTTTAAACTTTGTACCGACATCCTTTGGCCATAAAAATACACATTGATTGCTATCGAGTAGTTTCCTGGTTTTGTTCTTACTAGTTTCATCCAACCACTGGCTATCAAGCACCCATACTGACTGCATTAGAAATAATCGATCTATTTGTTGTCGCTGTAGTGTTGTGAAGGACTGTCGGCTATTGTCTTGTATGCCAGCAACTGCTACTGAATTTTCTATAAAGAATGAATCAATTGGTCCTTCTGTTATGAAAATATTATCCGCGCTGGATTTTATATTGTCGTAATTGAATAAAGACTTTTCACTGTTAACTTTAGATAGATACTTTGGTGTATTGTCATCTAATAGTTTGCGTGATTGATAGAATGTACATCTACCGGTGTTGTCATAGAACGGTATGATCAACCGGTTCTTGTGTGTGTAATCGTTTAGAGACACATATAGAGATTTAGGTTTGTTTGTTGCTTTGTTTAATCTTCTATCAACTATAGTCACTATTGCTTTACGTACAACAGAGTGATTTTTATAATATGATAGTTGTGTTTTGTCAAAAATGTTGATACTGTCGCGTGGTAGATCTTCTGATAGTTTTTTTGCTACAGTTTCTTGTTCTTTGGGTATACCATACTCGTAGTCACATCGATCGATTTGTTGCATCATCTCCTTATAAGTGATACTCTCAACTTCCATGATCCAGTTAGTAGTTGAACTATACCACCCACAATTATGACAACATATTACATTATCATTCGGTATATAATAGCATCTGCTCTTTCTACCCCAACTTTTACCCTCTCTACACACAGGACAACCACCGGTATATGTGTTTGTGGATTTAGTGTATTTAGGGTAACCAGCGTGTTGGTAAAATTTTTGAATGATATACTCTTCTGGTATCACCATACATATATGATAATATACCAGACATTAGATATCAATCTATTTCTTTTTATCTTCAACTGATACAATACCTTTTTGTATGAATCTTCCGGAATCCGGGCATACCCAATGTGCTTCTGTATATATCTTACCGTCACTCTCTCGCGTGCGGATCTGTGGACGTACAGGAGCTCCGCTGTGTGGTGATGTAATTATTTTGGGTTGCACAAGAGATATGTTATTCATATACATTATTTATTGATGTCAAGACTATTTACAATGTCTTCTAAGGTCTTCCCGAGTTTTTTGCTGTCAAAAACTGGCTCCCAATCATGTCTTTTTGATGTAATTGCATCCATATTCAGACTCTCGCACAATTTAAAGAAGGCTTCTAAATCCGGATCATGAGATCTTAATTTTTCATACTGCTCTTCATATATAGCTACATCTTCCGGATGTTTTTCATGGCCAACAGTTAAATCGATCATCTCTAAATTGAAAAAATATGGAGCCAGTTTAGTTTCTCCCAAGTCTTCTACCATCTGTTGATCGTCTTCATATTTTTCGATATATTTCTTCGCAGTTTTTGGTCCACATTTGTCTACACCTGGTAGGTTGTCTGATTTATCTCCTATTAAAGATTTATATCTTATGAAGTTATCTAGGTCTATACCTACAGTATCCTCGAAGTTTTGATCATCTATAATGATATCTTTGATCGGGCTGTATACATAATTTTTTTCAGACACTAATTGTAACATGTCTTGATCCACACTCACAATCACAACTCCACCGGAGATATTTTTACTCAGCCATGATATCACATCATCTGCCTCTAGAATCCCAGGGTACATGTTCTTCACACCTAGCTTGGTCAATAGCTCCGTGGTTAGATCTTCATGTTTAAATACCTTCGCGTTCTTTTCTGCAGATCTGGTTCCTTTATAGTCTGCTTGCTTAGCTTGTCGCCGGTAGTTTTTAACACCCCTAACCAACCTTTTGTCCCACACAGAATATATATTATTACATTCAAACATATTCGCGTATTTTCTAACACTGGTTAGAAATATATATGCCGGGTTAACGTTTGTTCTTACGTTTTCTGCTATCCACACTGCTCGGTGAAGTAGATTGCTTGAGTCTATTAATATCGCTTTTGGCTTTTGCTTCTTCATATTGTGCACAACATATTTTATATACATTATGTGGCAATTTTCTTATAAGGTCAACTATTTCATTATCAAGACCATGTTGAAATGTTTCTTGTTCAATAGATAATACTTCCATCTTTGGTAGCATTAGGAATTCGTGAGAATTTTCAACTGTTTTTATATATACGAGGAAATTACCTTTGAGTGAACCACGGCTTACAGCATATATTCTTCTTTCAAGATGATTTCTGCTGATTAAATTTCTGAATAAGCTTATCATCTTTAGTTTCCAACATACTCTCAACACACCTGGCTAAACTTTGCTTGGTTGGTGGTAGCTTCAATCCTAAACTTGATATTTTATCATCACTCAACACACAGTTTGACCTTTTGGCGATCGTCTGTGTGTATAACTGATCTAATGTGATCTTAGACCAGTTTGGATTTACAAGTCCATAAGAGGTTAAAGTTTCTACAATTTCAGAGGTCATTAACGGTTCTGGATTGATCACATTATATATACCGTACGATCTCTGTATGTTGTTATCGAGTATATCGATTAAAAAGTATAATATATATCCACACAAATCCTCTAGATTAGTAACTGAGTTTTTCTCGTCAATTATATTATCGTATTTTAATAGTTTTGTTAAAATATTTCTTTCTGACCATGTAGAGCAAAATGGCATTCGTATACGAAAAATATAAACCGGGCGATCTTGTAGCATCATTTCACAAGCATGCTTTGTTTTACTGTACCAGCTGCTATTTGCAGACAAAAGACCGAAATTTGGTTCATCGGTCTCGGTATACATTCTATCATAACCATTATATATACACCCACTGGATACATGTATCATTGGTACCAGTGTATCCTTGCAGGCCTTTTGTATATTCACTGGTACATTCACATTATAGTACCAAGTGTTCTCTTTATCAGACTCACAAGCGTCTACATTGGGTCTCCCGGTGTAACCACATGTATTGATAACAGCTGAGATTGATTTTTTGTCTATAAAGTCTATTAAACTGCATCTGTTTGTATAATTCAATTCTTTTTTGCTAACAAAATATACATTATAACATTTACTCAGACATACATTTAATGCGGACCCAACATACCCTTTACCGAGTATCAATATATTCATATTTTTAATAATGTGGTGGTTGATGTGGCGACATCGGTGGTTCGATGAATTTTTGGAAAAATTTTTGTATCAATGTACCTAGTGAGTCACTGTCTTTTTGAGTACGAGCATTCACTAAAGATACCGGGTCACCATTGACTGTGTATCCTAACAATATAAAACAGCTTAAATGTTCTTCTATAAATGAGTTTATAATTGATATCTGTTTCTGAGATAGGTTACGTTTCTTGGCATATTGTTCTAAATTAGCTTGCAACGCGTATTGTATTTTCTTTTTGAACGCGGCATCTCCGGTATCCTCTTTCTTTACCTTTTTGTTAGTTTTAGAGGGTATTGTTTTTTTCTTAGGTTGTCTCTTGTTTGGAGACTCATCGCTGTCCTGTGTCATGTACATTTGTACTTATGATTTCTTGATATAAAGGCTATTATTCCCGGGAGTCACACCACGTTTATTTAACATATTTACTATAACCTCCATGCTACTAGTTCTTAATGTCAAATTTCTCTGAAATGATCTACCACCATCGTTAATTTCAAACTCAGGTATTTCAGACAATTCTTCTCTGTTTATGTAACATGTCATATACACTGAATCTGTTCCGGGATTTATTAGAATTGTCCATTTTCTAGGATCCTCAAATGAATATTTATTCATAATATCCCACACAACAAATTTGTTGTCTTTAAGACGTTTCTTAAAATATGATAATGTGTGTATTTTGTTCTTCATGTATGTATTTAACCCACATAGCCGGAAGATACAACCATTATAGTTGTGTCTTCAGTATCTATTTTGAATAAAAACACATTTAACTCCGGATTTATGTTTATTGTCAATTTCTCAAAACGTATTGAACTGACAATTCTAATTGTCTCGAAACTTAGCGCGAGTTCTTTCGCTAATTGCTCTCCTGTATATTTATCCGCGACTTGTAGTGTGAAGCTATCGACATTATGTCTTTGCCTGTCAGTCAAACTGGCGTACACTTGTGAATCCTTTGTGTAAAAATATATTTTATTAGTATCTGTTGTAAAGGTACTACCTTTCACGAGTTGATTGATCGTGTTACTGTCAATTTCGAATCGAAAACTAAAATCAATATTTTTAATTTTGTTTATATCTACAGATGGTGGTTCAATAATACCGTCCTCGAGTAAGTGATACTTAAACCCTACATTTTTGGATTTATATTCTATATTATTATTGTTATATAGTAACTCTACAGTCTCATCAGTGATACATGATAGCACCTTGACCAACTTGTTTATATCTGGTATATTTAAATAAACGGTCTCTGTAACATCATTGACTTGCTTCATCGAACATGTGACAATCAACGTACCGTCACTACTTGTACTCAACGAAAATAACTCAGATGGTCTGACTTTAATTACAGTATTTTCGGTGAGCTTTCCTATAGGGGATAGAAAGTTGTTTATAAATCCATTTTTACTATTTAGTTTTATCTGGGACATCTAGTTTAATGGTAATAGTTTTTGTTTGTTTTGCTAGTTCTGAAGATATGATATCCAATATATCACTTGGGTCTTTGAATGTACCTTTAATTTTAGATGTTGAAATTGTATATGCAACACCTCTTTTGAATTTTTCAATTTTCTTGTATGTGCTGATAATCTTTTCTAGTTCATAAACTCTTTTCTCGAGATCTGTGTTATTGGCCACCGGTGGGGAGGTGGTGATCGGTTCAACCAGTGGTTCAGGTGGAGGTGCAAATGGTTGTGGAACCGGAACATGAGCAGTCTGCTGCGGTGCTGTTGCCGGTGGGGGTGATATCACGTTTTGTTTAACAATTTTTTGTAGGGCTTGCTTGGGATCCATCTTTACAGCTTGAGTGAATGGATTACTACCACCTACATTTTGTCGATCGATCTCTTTTAATTGCCCGGTGACTGTACCTAACAACCCAGCGACCGCTAAAACCTCATCACGATTGATTGTACCACCTTGTTCATGATTACGTTGATTGTACGGATTATCTTGGTCCGTACTATCTGGAGCGGGTTTATTAGACATCGTCTAGACCGGCTAGCAACTCTTTGACTTTTTCATCTTCTAGATCTTCTCCTTCGTCATCAGATTGTGTAGATTCTACAGTTTTATCTGAGAAGTCCATCGGTACGTCTTCGTCTAATTCTGAATCAGATTGTGCTGATGTCGATACAGGTGATTCGGTCAACACTTGTTCTGTTGCCGGTACATGGCAATGAAAGTGTTCATTTAGCATATGCTGTAACTCTTCATATGTTTTTGATTTGAATACATTTTCAAGTTCATGGCCGCTATCATACACTTCCTTGATTCGAGAATCATCTAAACCGGGCACCGCACCAGGAACTAAAAATTTACTTGAAACATATGTCGGATAATCTCCTTGCTTCTCACAACGTACACGAAATGTACATCCTTTATCGGATAGATCAAATATACGCTCACCAAATTGATCTGCATCTTCTCCGGTGATACCGTCCATAATAATTTTATGTAATTGTTTTCCAAATCGGAGTATTTTGACAGTGTCGTTATTTTCTGGGTCGTCTGGATCGTTGATAACATACGCGTTGACTAACCAGTTCTCTCTACGATATATCGCTTCTGACTTGGCCTTTTCTTCTACGGTTCCGGAACGATATATCTTTAACCGATACTCCGCGATTGGATCACGATCACCCCATGTAGTAGGGCTCAAAGCAGTTACATATTGACCGGTGGAATAACTGGTCCAGCCGTGACTGAAATAATGGTAGAAAGTTTTACTTGGATCTTCAACATTAGGTAGTAACCTAATCTCATATGAGTTACCAGGCTTGGTTCTCAATATATCTGCCATCTTGTTAGATGAACCTTCTTTAGTTAAAGCATCTTTGATGCTAGCGAACATGGATTTTGTGAATGTACTCATTGTTTCTTTATTTTAAATGTTTGTTTGTTTTTTATCAACTTTTTTTCTTAGTATTTTTACGAATTCTTGTGGTGTGTATTTTGTTTTGTTTATTTTTTGTTTGTATAATCGAAATATGTTATAAGCTTTCATTAAGGTGTAAAATTTGAGATCGTACTGCACTTTCTCGGGATACACAACATATGGAGCTTCAAACCATTCATTTATGTTTATATTATCGTAACTCTTAAACATTTTTGCAAGCTTTTTTATTTGTGAATATTCTGGTTTGTCAGTGAAATCTTCCCATTTTTTTCTTAACTTGAACGGTTTGCCGGTTTTGCTGCGAGTTGTAGCTAACCAACAGTTGTAGATCCTTTTCTCTAAATCGGTCATTAAGTTATATTTAATACTGGATTTTCTTGCAGGTAATTACGAATATATTTCGATCGGTGTAGTGTTGGATCATAATCTAAAAAGCACTTTAACGCTTCATAATCAGAATCTACTTCACATAAACTTTTAAACACATCTCTCAGCTCCTGTTCCTTTAACACGCATAAAAAGATATTAGCCATATTCATTTTTTTATTTTTAATTATACAAACCAACGAACAAAATTTCAAGAACAGTGGTGAATATTCATTACTGTATGCAATCTTTACTGGATCTGTTGCTGCTAGGTTACTTTTTATGGGGACGCTCATACTGGTTGTAACATTTTAGTCAAAGTCATTACCTTTTCATTGAGTTTACCTCCGGCGGAATTTATGTGCCCTCCTCCTTCTGCTATTGTAGTTGCAAGTTTTCCTAGATCCAAATCAGGTATACGATTTTTGTTTTTTCTGAAGCTGACTCGACTTGTCTTTAAATTGATCACCATGCAAATATCACAATCGAAACTATCCACAACATAATGTGCTACCTCGTTGAGGTTCTCACTTGCCATGGTAGCGTATATTTTATATTTTTTACCAGAGATTGGGATCATGCCGTGATATACATCTAGTTCTGAGATCACTCTAGCAACCTTTTTGTTGTTCAAATGTATCATGTTGAGATGAGTTTGATTAAATCCCTTGAACCCATTTCCAAAATCTCTCTCAAATTGTTGGGCCCTGTCACCAACATAATTCCATAATACAACATTCATATTATATGAATTTTTTAACTTTAATTCGTAACTATCATAATCGTCAACCATCAGCACCAATGTTTTTTGCTCTTGTGTCAGTTCTCGATCCGGGTGTTTGGTTTTGAGCAGTTTATACATTAACTTGCAACATGAACTGTATGGTTCAACAATTGCTCGGGCTTTCTTATATACATGTTTATTTTGTACATGTGAGTCATGATGGTCAATTATGGTAACGTTTTTTCGATCTATTAAATCAGTGCAGTTCTGTGAAACATCTAAATCAAATATATATATTTTATCATATGTGTCTGGGTTGGCTTTTTTCATCCAAGCAGAGTAAGTCCTCCGGAAATTTGATTGAGAACATATATGGTGCTCGACCTTTAAATTTGTTAACCATTTGAAAACTAGATATGACCCTATACCATCCAAATCACAATCACTAAAAATAACACATTTTTTCATTATTAATAGTAAATATTTACATGTATTTTTTTGGTAATCAACTAGTCACTCAATAGGTTCAAACTTGACATTGTCTCGGTCATGTCTATATTTTGTATTAGTTGTTCTGATGCTTGTTTGAGCGTCAAAGTATCATAATTTATCTCCATAATCACGCTACCGAAATTTTCACCAAATCGGTTTTTCATCACACCTAGCTTTAGTACACCCATCTCTATATCCTCTTCTTCACGCCAGATACTAAATATAGCATCTGCTGTTGCTGCTAAACCGTAACTCTCACCAACAGTGTCTAATCCTGGATTTATTTCATTGTATCCCTGTCGATTCAATTGTGTGGCGGTTATCACAGGGCATGAAAAAACATAACTCAACGCTCTTAATTCTTCAGTAGCGTTCTTAATGCGTTCATACGAGTTTGTTCCAATGTCGCTTCTCAATAAATTAACATAATCCACAACTATCGCGTCAATTTCAATTCCTCGATCGGTCAATTTCTTTATATAACCTTTTAAATGTTTGCATGTAATTGTGCTTGGTGGAAACTCCTTTACTATGACACGTGACTTAGACTTAGTACGTTTGTACTGCTTTACAGACTCCTCTATATCGTCGGTTCTCTCATGAAGCTCTCGGATAGGAATTTGAGTTAAATTTGTTGTTATTCGTTTTGCATACACAAGTTCGCTCATTTCTAGACTGATCAATAATACTGTCTTGCCTTGATCTGCAATGTTACGTGCTACGTTGCCAAGAAAGATACTCTTACCAATGTTTGTTTCGCCAGCAAATACATATATCGCGCGGCCATTTTCTAAAAACCCACCATCGAGTTTTTTATCTAACCAATCCCAACCACAAGATATAGTATCATCTTGTGTCTGTAAATCGCTTATATGGCGATCTATATCGTTAAAATAATCCAAACCTATATCGGTCGCGAGGGTTATCCCGCATGCTTTCTCGAACTTGTTTAATATTGCACTTGTATCAACATCTGTAACTCCGGTTTGGTCCGCTACCTCTAGTAGCGTGTTGTATACCGCTTTTTCCTTTAAAAATTTCTCTGTATTTTCATATAATTCATCTCTATTAAATTTTTTATCAAAATTATCAAACAAACTGACAACATTTTTAAAATTTGTCTTCAGTTCCGGTGTTGTCAAATAACTTTTTATCTCGGTGAGTGATGGGGCCACTGAGCGTTTATTATAAAAGTCCTTTATAATATCAACAATCTTTCCTATGTCTTTATTTTCGAAAAATTTAGAGTCTAGATGATCTATAATATTAGCTAGATACGGTTCATCCGTCAACATGTTATAAGCTATAACAGTCTCATAGAATGTATCATCTAATGTGGTTAATGTCATTGATAGTTACGTAAAAACGTTTGTTGAGATCTAAGGAATGATTTATCGTTCAAGTTTCTTAAGCCTGGGCTGTGATGCGTTACATGTATAGGGTATGTTCCCATTTTTAATTTTTTGTTGTTTGCATCAATACAGCTGGCTATATCGTAATGATGATAGAGGTAATCCTCGTTGAATTTCCAACCCACTTCCAACACACGTTTCAAATCGACAGCTAAAAACAAACCATCTAGTATTAAACATCTACTAGGCCATGGACCAAAACTAGTTACAAATGTTTTTGAACTGTTATCCATCGAATGTGACACAGCTCCAGACCAGCTTTGCTGTGATGACATTCTATGCCACAATGCTGGTTCTGAGATTTTTATTTCTTTTGCTCCTGCTAAACCAACTATATCGTAGTTCATGTTTTCAATTGCCGCGTACAGCTTGCCTTTGAGCTTCAAGTCGTCAATAAAAACATCATCATGTACAAACAATACAATGTCATGTTTGATTAAATTCTCAGGTGTTATGTACCTGTTATAACATTCAGAAAGTCCTTTCTTGTTGTTCGCTACAATTACTAATGATACATCGTCTTTTAAACCGTTTAATGAATTTACTAATTGTGTGTTTTTACCATCACCTTTCGTGCATGTGACGACTAATATTTTTTTCATTTTCATAAAAAGAATGGACTGTTACTTTCAAACTCTCCGCATGTGGCAAGCCCCTCGCTCGTCACACAATATATTACACCTTCCTTGAGCTCTGTTTTGCACATGTCACATCTTGTTGAGCTAAAATCACCTGTCATTATATTACCGTACAAAGTACTACCACTGCGCACAATATATGTATCACCTGTTAATTTACTATAAATCCAACATGCAAATGTACCTTTCAACATATTACACACTTCCTGTATTGCTTTCACTTCCGGGGTATCCGTTACGGTTCCATTATCATGTACACTGTCGTTAAATTCGAACACATATGATAATAACACAGGTATAACAGAACTATCAACCGGGTTATCATGAACACCTATATTTTCTTTTATCAACTGCTCTGTGTTTTCTAGGACACCGTTATGTGCCACAATATAATGTATGCTGTTGAATGGGTGGCTAGTAGAAGGGCTGAATTTTCTTTGAGCGCTAGTAGGCGCTTGTGTGTGTCCTAGGAATTGCTCGTATTCCTGCTGAAAGGCATAATCGCCTGTCAAATTTGTTGTGCTGGGTTGCTTTCTCACATATGTCTCTTTAATGAGACCAGGATTGACAGTATTCTTAATGTACACGCTACCATAGGAAAATGTGCCCCGTTGTTTGTTAATGTTGTATAACTGCTCATACACATAAAAATTATGACTTCCAAATATACCGCACATAGTATTTGATTATACGACTTTAGCTTTGATGTTCAACTTATAATATTTGTTTTGCATTATATTTATCCCATGGAATGTCTCTATCATACTCTATGGGATCGATGTAACCTGCGTCTAGGAATCCTTTGATACGTGAGCTACACGCTGTGCATTCACCGCATGCTTTTTTTCTACCTTCATAACAGGTCCATGTTAATGAAAAATCAACGCCCAAATCAACACCCATTTGAACAATATCTTTTTTGCTCTTTAGTATCAGTGGTGCAACTATTCTGATACGTGTCCGGCGGTTCAGTTCATTTACTTTGTTTATTGCATCTAAAAATTCTTTTGAACCGTCCCAAAATCCGGCTTGACTATCTACCAATGCAGATCCATGAAATACGGTCTCAGCACCGATTGATTCTGCATATGCTGTACAAATAGATAACATCATCATGTTTCTATTAGGTACATAATTGACTGTTTGTGGGTCACCTAAAACATCTTTTGTTTTCGCTACATCAATTTCGTTATTAGTTAGTGCGCTCGTGGTAACAATATCCTTGAAAAACTTTAAGTCTAAAACCTTGGTGTTTTCCCCGGTTTTTTTGTATACATTTCGTTGCGCACATGTTAGTTCGCGATCTTTATGCTTTTGACCATAATCATAGCTTACAGGGTACACTTCAAATCCTTCGCTTAATGCTAGATGTAAAATTACTGTAGAATCTAAACCTCCGCTGATTGGTACAACACACTTTTTCATTCATATATTATATGAACTATGTTTATTTTATTCAACTACAATAAATAATATTATGAATAAACACCGGAAGGATTCAAAAGCGTTATTTGAAGCATATCAGCAGATACAACAAGTCGATGAAGGTATATTTGGTCGCATGGGCAACAAAATACAAAAAAACTTAGGATTAACTAAATCACAGCGCGCGGCCGGAGCAGCTGGAGTTGATATGGATACAGATGCAAAAAAGATGTCGACAAACTTTGCTGCGGCATTAAAAACATTAGCTCCAGGCTCAAAAACCATAACCAAACAAATGTTAAATAACTTTCTAGTTGGACAACACCAAAAAATACAACCAGATTCTCTACAATCTGTAGCTAGTTTACCAGATCCGGTGAAAGTGAGTGATGTACAAAAAGCCTTGCCTCAAATAATACGGGACGTTCACTCACAATTTTCATTTGGGGTACAACAACCAGACATAGCTCCGGCAACACCGGAATGGACTTTTGATGATAAAGAACTACCTGGTGGAACCCCGGACACTGATAACCAAACCGGGTCATCGGAGGCTGGGGCATCAGATGTAAGTAGTATAGTTGATCAAATCAACTCTTTATCACCAGAAGATAAGCAACAAATACTAACTACCTTGCAATCAGAGCCCGCGGCAGAACAACCGGCAGTTGAAGAACCAGCGCCGGAACAACCGGCAGTTGAAGAACCGGAAGAGGACGAACCAGCGGCGGAACAACCAGCAGTTGAAGAACCAGCGCCGGAACAACCGGCAGTTGAAGAACCGGCAGTTGAAGAACCGGCAGTTGAAGAACCAGCGGCGGAACAACCAGCAGTTGAAGAACCGATTGCACCAGTTAAACAGAACCCTAATGCAGAAAGAATGAATCAAATAAAAAATGTCGCAATGAAAATGGTGCGCGGACAAGGATTTGATGTTTCTGCAGAAGATAAAGCTTTGGTTAACTCAATTAAAGATGATTTAAAGGCGCGCGTGGAAGGCAACCCAAATCAACCTCAATACAGAATAGGTGGTGGTGTTAGAGTCAGTAACAAGCAGGCACAAGCACTTATAAATAGTGGCAATATATATGACGCGATTCCGATCTTAGAAGATATTTTTATATCTAAATCAATATTGAAGAGACCTGGATTTACAAGTATCGATTGGGGTAGATTCTAATCTACACTGTAACTATACTGTGCTTTGAGTTTTTTCTCTAGCTCAGGTAGTATATGTTCATCCCAAAGCTTCTCATCATCTTTCCAGTTTTTGTAATAGCCTAGCTTCTTTCCAGGTACACCCTCTTTCTCGCTTGGGAGCACAAAAGTACTACCGGTTTGCTCGATCACACCATGATTCACAGCCATCTCTCTCAAACCACTGTATTTGTCCAATCCACGCTTGAAGTTCAGGTAAGCCTCACACTCTAGAAATGGTGGTACAAATCGATTCTTAACTGTGAGGGCGCGTAATGTTGTGCCACTGACCTTGTTAGCTTCTGGTAACAATTCGTCTGCCTCACCTCTGCTAGCATCATGCTTTTCGTCGCGCTTAGCTAGCTGTACCAACACACTGGCAAGGTAAACTGGCCCTTTACCACCACTCTGCGCTTTCACAAGAGTGGG